CGATGATTTATTAAATGCGGTTAATCCTAAAACCGGAAAATCTAAAATCATCAAAAAGGAAATTGTTAAAGTACAACTTTAATCACCATCAAATATCTAAAAGGCCGAATGTTAAACATTCGGCTTTTTTTGTATATAATTATAAAATAATATAGATTATGCCAAGGAAAAGAAATTACCTTAACAATAGAGACCTTTTAGAAGAAATCATTAAGTCTCAAGAACAAGACGAGTTAACACCAAAGGCTTTAGAATTTTTAATGTTATTAGCAGATAAATGTTCATTAAAACTAACTTATCGTGATCCTAAAGATAGAGAAGACTGTATAGCATATGCCTATATGGATCTTTATAGATATTGGAGAAACTTTAATCCGGAAAAAAGTACAAATGCATTTGCGTATTTTACTGAAATAGCAAAACGAGGATTTGCAAAAGGTTGGAATAAATTACACCCAAAGAAATATGCAGGAACCGTATCAATAGATGGGGGAACTGATAGCGAAGGAATTTATACAATCTAGTATAATACCAATGAGCATAAAGAAAGTTAAACCAACCGCGAAATCAGGTTACAAACAAGGTTATTATAAACCTAAATATCCTGAAAAGTATATGGGGCCAGGTCCTATCATATACCGTAGTAGTTGGGAAAGAAAATTTTGCCATTGGTGTGATCATAATGAAAATGTTATTAAGTGGATATCAGAACCGTTTGCAATTAAATACTTTAACATCTTAGATAAAAAATTCCATAATTACTATCCGGACTTTTATGTAAAAATGAATAAAGAAGGAGTAATGCAAGAGTATGTAGTTGAAATTAAACCTAAGGCACAACTACAAAAACCAAAACCACCTAAGAGAAAAACTGCAAAAGCAATGGCCAATTTTAAATATGGTTATGAAACTTATGTTAGAAATCTTTGTAAAACTGAAGCTCTTAATAAAGCAGCAGAACAAAGAAACTTTAAGGTTATGCTAATAACTGAAGATTCAAATTTATTTTAGTTATGATAGTTGGTAATTTTCAAGACGATTTAGATATTTATCTTGCTGAAAATAAAGGTAGGAACGGGGCTTCTAAAGCATCCACTAAAGCTTTGGCAAAAATAGGACAAAAATCAAAAGGCGTTTTAGATCAAGGTAAAATGTACAGCTTTAGATATTTTACCGAAGATGAAACCTTTTATGATACTTATCCAATTGTAATTGGTTTAGGAAAATCAATAGACGGTCATCAATTAGGAATCAATTTACATTACATTCCTTATGATGCAAGAATTCCTTTCGTATAATGGAAAGAGAATCAGGGAAAGCTTTAGGAAATGCTAATGCACAAAGCTTCCTTGCTGATTTTAACTATGAAACTGTTAAAAGATCTTTAGGTATGAAGTATAATATTAAATATGCTATAAGGCAATATAGGTTAGATCGTATGAAAAAGCCAAGAGTACTAGGCTATGAAGATTGGTACATTGGTACAGTTAATGATGATAACTTTTTCTTTGGTGGAACAATATTAAATGCGCAAGCATTATATTACAAGAATATATAAAACAACAAATAAATAAAGTATGGCAGGTTTTACTGACAGACGAGGTCCTCTTACAAACACAAACCCAGTTAGAAAGATTTTAAAGGATTTATCTAACTTAGGTATGGCTTACGATGATATGATCATTCGTAATTCTAGGGCCGTAGGATTTACTGAAAATCAGATAGGTTATACTATGAACCCTATGGGTTCAGATGCAGATGATATTTATTCTGCTTTTGCTGCGTTATCCTTAACTGACACAACCCTTAAAAAGAATATTTCATTTTTTGATAAGGACTATGAAAAGAAAAGAGATCAATTAAGAACGTTTGCTGTTCAAGATGAGATTGAGGATATCTTAGATGTTTTAACCGATGAAGCTATTGTATTTGATGAGAGTAATTATTGTGCATATGCAGAATTTAATGGTCATATAAGTAACAAGATTGAAGAAGAGATTGCCGACATATACAATAATATTTACAATTACTTTGGTTTTAATGATGCTATCCAACCTTGGAATTATTTTAGGAAATGGTTAGTTGATGGTTTTCTTGCATTTGAAATAGTTTATAATGATAAACAAACGGAGATTATAGGATTTAAAGAATTGGACCCAATATCATTAATGCCAGGTATTGATACTGATACAGGAAAGAAACAATGGGTACAATATAAAGGTGGTGGTGCCAAAGAAAGAAAGCTTTGGGATTCTCAAGTTATTTACCTTTCATATTCTCAGGTAAATTCACCACAGAGAATTTCTTATGTTGAGAGACTTATCCGTTCTTTTAACTTACTAAGAATTATGGAAACCACCAGAATTATCTGGGCTGTTTCTAATGCTTCATTTAAGACCCAGTTTATTATCCCAGTAGGTGGTAAATCTAAGACAAGAGCAAAACAGTCATTGGCACAGTTAATGAATTCTTATCGTGAAGTAGTAGACTTCAACTACGAAAGCGGTGAAATTCAGACAAACGGAAAACCAATGATGCCATTCAATAAAGAATATTGGTTACCATCAAAGGATGGAGAATCTCCAGAAATTAGTACTATCGGTGGAGATGGACCTGACTTAGGCGATACTGAATCTCTTAAGTATTTCTCAGATAAATTGAAGATGGCTTCTAAGATTCCATTCTCACGATTTGATAAGGAAGGTGGAAATACATATGAGATGGATGCAAGCGGTATGATGAGAGATGAAATTAAATTCTCTAAGTTTATTGACCGCTTAAGATCAATGTGGCAGGAAATTTTAGTTAAGCCTATGTATCTTCAAATGTGTCTTAACCATCCAGAACTTAAGAATGATATTGCATTTAAGGCAGGTTTAGGGCTTAAGTTTGTAAAGGACAATGTCTTTGAAGAAATGAAAGAAATGGAATTACAAACAAAACGAGTTGACTTTATTGGAAATATGAAAACTCAATTAAGTGTAATGGATGCTGAAATGAACGAAATACCATACTTCGATTTAGGATTCTTGGTTAAGAGATACGGTGGCTTTACTAGAGATGACCTTAAAGCTAATCAAAGGGCCAAAGATCGCGCTAAATTGGAAGAAGAAGGTTATAAGGAAGATGATATTGAAAAGATCCTTTTAGGTGCCGATAAGGCCGATTTTAAACCAGAGAAGGATAGCGGTGGTGTTGAAGAAGATCCATTGGCTGGTCTTGGATAAAAACTTTACAAAGATTGTAATATATAAATCAAATAATAATTAGAAAATGTCAGGAAAGAAGCTTTTAATTCTTGAAAGGTCAACATCTAACTTGGATTATAAAACAGACAAAGACGGTTCGGTAGTCTTAGAGGGTGTTTTTACCGAGATTGGGGTTCGTAATAAGAATAACAGAATCTATGAGGAAAAGGAAGTTCTCCCTCATATTAATGAATTACAAGAAAAGGTTAAGTCAAGTAAACTTTTAGGTGAATTAGACCATCCAAAGGATTTTGATATTAGTCTTTCAAACGTTTCTCATGTTGTTGAGGATTTAAGATACGATGAAGACAAAAAACAGGTTCTTGGAAAGATTAGATTGTTAAATACTTCAAAAGGAAAAGAAGCACAGGCTCTTATTAAGGATGGAATTCCTTTACATATTTCTAGTAGAGCTGCTGGTACCGTTGATGAGAGCGGTAAGGTTAAAATTAAGAAATTCTTTACCTATGACTTAGTTGCTGATCCTGGATTTGAAAACGCTGAATTATCAAGAGTTAATGAGTCTTATGGCTTTGGTAATGATAGTGGGGTAATTATTTATGAAATGGAAGAAACACAAAATACAGAAGATAAAAAAGATCTAACAATGGAAAATAACGAATTCGTAACCGTTGAAGATTTTCAAAAGTATACTGAGTATGTTTCAGGTGTACTGAACAATGTTAAAGAATCTGCTAATTCAAATAATAATGAGCTAGTTGAAAAACTTGTTAAGTATTCGGAGCATATTGCAGAAAAGGTTAATCAATTAACTGACTATACAGAATACTTATCTGAAAATCTTGACAAGAACATTTCTTACTCTGACTATCTTGCAGAGAATGTTAACAAAATTAAAGATTACACAACCTATTTGGCTGAAGAGTTAGATAACTCTATTTCTTATGCTGAACATGTAGCTGAGCAGGCTGACAAAGGTATTCAATATTCTAATTATTTAGGTGAAAGCTTAGAGAAAGGAATTGAGTATACTGAATATGTTGCTGAAAAGGTTGATCAAAATATTGCTTACTCCGAATATCTTGCTGAAGGTTTAGATAAGAGCATTAAGTATTCTGAATACATTGCAGAAAATGTAAACACTGGTGAAGCTGCACCTCTTAATGAATCTTCTCATACTGAAGAAGAAAAGGAAGAAGCAAAAGAAGTAGAAGAAACTAAAGCTGAAGAAAAAGATTATAAAGATTCTATTGAAGAAGCTCTAAATAAATTAATTGCTAAAGCTGAAACTAAAAATGTTTCTGAAATGCATTTTATGAACTTCTTATCTGAGTCTAAGAAAAATGAATTTAACTCTCTTTCTGAAGAAAAACAAACCGCAATTGTTGAGTCAATGAATGCAACCCCAATTATGTCAACGGTACAAGCCGAAAACATCTGGGAATCTTGTTTTACTGAAAAGAGAAAGGAATTGAACTTTATTGATGATATGCCAGAAAAATTCCGCACTAAGTGGGATAACCTTTCTGAAGCTCGTCAATCGCAAATTATTGCGGAATCTAAGTTCCACCAATTAAATACACCTTATGCAATTAACAATTTCTGGTCTACTAGAGATATGAGATCTGCACAAGTTGAAACTGAAAAATTAAATGAAAGTAAAACTGCTGCTGAACAAACTGAAGCTGCTAAGAAGGAACCTTTAATTAATGAATCCTTTGCCGCTGATTTGATCAACAAGGTTAAATTTAATTTAGGAAGATAAAAATACTAATCTAATAGCTAAGAAGCAAAAAGCTAAAGATTTGATTAAATAAAACGCGAAAAATAATTTAAAAAATGTACGCAAATCAATTAATTAATGAGGCCGAAGTACAAAAGACTTGGGGACCTATTATTGAGGAGGCTACTGGCGTTACTGAAAAATCTAAGTTATCTTGGATGTCTAAGTACTGTCATTACCACAACCTTAATGAGTCGGTTTACAATACTGTACACCTCAATCCAAACATGAACACCCAAGCTATGGGTGCTCCTGCATTCCCAGGTGATCCTGGAACCATGAATGCATTTGCCGGCCAGGCTACTGGTTCTGGTGATAGACCTTTTTCTTTATTGCCACTTGCTATGCAAGTTGCTGCTCAGACTGTTGGTCTTGACTTAGTACCTGTTGTACCTATGCAAGGTCCTATGGGAGTTCTTACTTACTTAGACTTTGTATATGGTGGAGGTCGTGTTTCTAACGCTGGTAATAAAGTTACTGACAGCGCACCTTTAATGGTTAAAGTTGACTACACATTGGCATCTGGAGTTTCTGCTCTTGCTGTTGATGATTTAGTTTACGTTGGTACTGGTGCTTTCGGTTCATACGAATTAACTTACGTTGGTAAGTCTCGTATTGACGGTTACGGAATCTTCCGTGTAAGAGGTAAAGGTACTGATGCTGCTAAAGGTACTGATGCTTATGCCCAAGGTGAAGAAGGATATGAAGCTATCTATGAAGCTATCACAGGTTCTACTAGCTTGTATTCTGATGATGCCCTTAATACTGACATTGGTGACTGGGCTGATACTCCTGAATTGGTAAAAGCTTTGGAAGATCACATTCCTGGATTCTCTGGAAATGCTTTCGAAACTAACAACCCATTATCTGGAGATCCTGCATTCTCTGAAGCTATCGATTCTCCGAATCCATACGAAAGAGGTGTTGGTGAGTCTACTCCTGATAACATCATGGGTCTTTCATTGTTCAACAAATCAGTTGCTGCTAAAACTTACCAAGTTGCCGCTGCTGTTACTCGTGAGCAAGTACAAGACCTTAAGCAATTCGGAATCGACGCAGTTGCTCAAGTAGAAGCTGTATTGGTTAACGAATTAACTCAATCTATCAATAAGTACATCTTGGATAGAATCTTCCGTAATGGTGCAACTAACGCA